GGGTCGCCCGCGAAGATCAAGAAGCGGTGATCCCAGTTGTCTTCGAGCCACTGGCACAACGTCCACTTGATGACCGAGAAGTCGATCACCCTCCCGATCTCGTCAAGCGACCTCTCAGCCTCGCATGACAAGCGGAAGAGGTAGTTGTGCCCGTGAAGGTGCGCGCACTTCGACTCGTGCCCGTGCACCGTGTGCCCGCAGGCGATCTCGTGATCCCGCGTCGCATAGATCGTCGTCATGGGTGCCTCGCTGCCTGCTCGATCAGACGCAACCCCTCCGCCTTGAGATCGGGGTCAGTAAGGAAAGCTCCGCGCATCACGCTCGTAACCATGCGCGAGCGCTCGTGCAGCACCCCCCGGTAGGTCATGCAGTGATGCTCCGCGTCGACCGTCACAGCCACCGCACGGGGCGCACAGAGGGCTTCGATCGCGTCGGCAAGCTGCGCGGTCGCCTCTTCTTGAATCTGAGGACGGCGCATGACCCAATCGCAGAGCCGCGCGAACTTCGACAGCCCGACCAATGATTCGCCGGGCCAAACGACAACCCAAGCCCGCCCGGTGATGGGCAGCAAGTGGTGCGAGCAGAGGGAACGAACTGAGAGCGGCCCGACGACGTAGACCTGATCCGCGCCCTCGGCTTTCGGGAACGTCGTGATCTTGGGCGCGTCTCGATACGATCCCGAGCAGACCTCGTTGACCATCATGCGCGCCCAGCGGCGGGGCGTCTCGCGCATGTTCGGGTCGTCTTCCCAATCGAACCCGAGCGCCGTCAGCGCAAGGCCCATCGCTTGCGCTGCGCTGTCCTCGTCTGCCTCATGCCCAGCTTCGTTGACTTTCATTCCTTGCCCTCACGAGTAGCGGGTCGTCCTTGCCTGCGAGCCTGAAGCCCTCGGCGCGCAGCACGCACGCATGGCACACCCCGCACGGGGGGAACTTGCCCGCGTAGCACGTATGCGAGTAGGCGAGGGCTTCCATGCAGCCGGGAAGGTCGCTCGCAAGCTCGACCGACTGCGCCTTCGTCAACTGCAGGAGCGGGGCGTGGATGAGGAAGTTGCTGATGCCCAACGCCGTCTTGATCGCCAACTCCTGCGCGTAGATGAAGTCCCCACGGCAGTCGGGATAATTCGCATTGTCCATCTGGCAGACGCCCGTCACGAGGTCGAAGCAGTCGCGCGAGACAGCGTGATTGGCTGCAATCGTGAGGAAGAGGGCGTTGCGCATGGGGACGAAGGTCAACTCGACGCGATCGCCGATCGTCTGCTCCATCTGCTCGAAGGACTCGTAGGTTTCTAGTTCGGCATTGAGATCGACTAGAGGCGAGCGGCTTCGCATCAGCCCATGCAGCCCGAGCAACTCCCAAGACTTCACGCCCGCGCGCTTCGCGATGTTGTGCGCCGCTTGTATCTCAATCGAGTGCCTCTGCCCGTAGTCGAACGTGATGGCATGCACTTCGTCGAAACGGCTCTTCGCCCAGAAGAGGGCTGTCGTGCTGTCCTGCCCGCCCGAAAGGACGACCATCGCCTTGTTGAAGTTCCTCATCGCTGCTCCCCGAATAGATAGTCGCCGCCGTAGTGGCGCTCGCACCAGAACATCTTGCACCAGAGGGGACGACGCTCGCCCATCGTGCATCCCCCGGGACCCAGCATCGCGCAGTCGCCGGACTCCGCGAAGACGTCGAGGACGTTGAACGCATACGCCCCGACGTTGATCCGAGCGGCTACCGCCACGGGAACAGGCGACGAAGCCACCTCGAGGTCAGTCGCGTATATCGCGATCTGATGCGTCGGAAGATTGCGACAGCACTCCCCGCAGGACGCGCAGCGCTTGCCCATCTCCGGGCGCTGATCGCCTTCGCTAGATTGAAGGTCAAGGACAATCGAGTTCTCCGCGCGCCACCATCGCTTGCCCTGCGCACCCTTGAGGACGCGGATCGCTTTGATGTCCGCTTGTGAGTCTGCAACGACGCCCAGCAGGGGCGACGGCAGGACATAGGCAGACCGCAGCCACGACACACGAACGCGGTCTAGGTGCCGGTTCATTCCGGAACGTCCGACTCGACGTTGTAATCGATCGACGTCGCAGACCATTCGGGATTGATGCTGATGCCGCCCCGGGGCTTGAACTCGCCGCGCACCTTCAGCGAGTAGGGGTCCAGCAGCGCATACAACTCCTCGCCGATCATCTTGATGCACTGCTCATGGAACGCCCCGTGGTTGCGGAAGCTGAAGAGGTATAGCTTCAACGACTTCGACTCGACGAGACGATCGCGCGGTATGTATCGGATCGTGATCGATGCAAAGTCGGGCTGCTTCGTCTTCGGGCATAGGCTCGTGAACTCAGGACAGACGATCTCGACTTCCGTCTCTCCTGTCCCGCCTTGTGCGTCAAAGCTGATCGCCTCAAGCATCGTGGGATCGTATTGCGTCGGGTACTTCGTATGCCCCGAGCCAAGATGGGTTAGTGGTTTGACGTTGCTCATGCCCATGCCTCCGCGTATGCGCTTGCCTTCTTCCAGTGAACGAATGCCCGCAGCAAGTCGCGCAGATGCGTGCCGCCGGGACATGCGAGGTAATACGTTGTGCCTACCATGCGTTCGATGTCTGACGCTTGCGAGATCGACGAGAGCGTTGAGACGAAGGCGGCGCTCGAAGTGACCGTGCCTTCCTCGAAGCGCCCGTTGTTCTTCCATCCCTCTTGCTTGCCCAGCGCCTCGATCATCGCGTCGGTCGCGCCAGATCGCTTCAATGCATCGACGACTTCGAGCGGTGGGCGCATCGCGAAGTCCTTGCGGTTGATCTTCTTGGTCTTGCCGAAGCCGACGTAGACCGACAGCGATCCCCATCGATGCGCGCTGCGCCAGCTTGATGCGTCGACACTCGTCGGGCGGTACGTCTTGATGAAGTCGAGGTCGGTGAAGCCGAGCAGATGCACCTTGCGCTTGCCGTTCCTGCGCATGAAGGCGTTGACGTAGGCGCGGTTGTCCTTGCCCGTCGTGATGCCGCCGAACATCAAGTAGGGGGCGTGGGAGTAGAACTCGTCGAGGCGATCGAACGATTCGCCGCGAGTGAATACGGGCATGACATCGTGCCCTCGCCTGCGCATCTCGAGGAAATTCTCGTGCGTTCTCTTCGGGTCGCCGAAGACGTCAAGCTGGACAGCGTTGAACGGAGCGAGGTCGCGGATCGAAGACAAGAAGGAGCAGTAGGCGTCAAGCTCGATTGGCGCGCCCGAGCGCCACGCAGTGAACGCGCCCGAGTCGACCATCAGCCGATAGTGCCCTCGGTACTCGCGGAGGATTGAAAGCGTGCCCTCCCCCTTCATGTAGGGGAACGCGAGAAGAATCGGCAGTCGATAGGCGCTCTGGCTCACGCGAACTCGAACGTGATGCCCGCTGCCTCAAGTGCCTTCGTCATTACTTCCTTCGATGCTTCGACTTCATCGGCGCCGACCATCACTCGGATCGTCGTCGCTACGCCCGAGAGACTCTCGCCATGCTTGTCCGCCACGTCGATGTCGGGGTTCCAGCCGTTCGCAAGCATGTCGAGTTCGACTTGATCGAAGCCCGTCGTCGGCAGCAAGCCGATGTCGCGCAGCGCTTCGAGTTCCTCGACGAGGATCGCGTCGTCCCACGATGCTTTCAACGCGGACTTGTTATCCCAGATGATGTAGGCGCGCTTCTGCCCGCTGCTCCATCCCGTGACTCTGCGGCACGGGATGAGATCGATGCCCGCACGACGAGCAGCTTCCACGCGCCCGTGCCCCGAGAGGATCATGTTGTCCTCGTCGACGATCACGGGGTTGGTGAAGCCGTTGAGCTTGAGGTTGCTGGCAAGCTCGTCGAGTTGCGCTGCGGGATGCTGCCGCGCGTTGCGATCGTACGGGGCGAGGGTCGAGGCGCTCAGTTCGACGTCTTCGATCAAAGCGGAAGCCAGTGAAGGGGTCATCCCTTCGTCAGGAAGGCTCATCGCAGCAGTAGGAGCAACGACTGCTGGATCAGTTGCCTCGCGCAGGCTACGCACTGGCTTTGATTCTTCATTGTTAGCGGAGGCTGTCATCCCTCCTACTGTACCTCAACCTCGCTGGGTTCGCGAAGCGCTGTCCGCCACGCTTCGCGCTGGCACTCTGAAAGCTGCGCCCCGTCCTCTTCGCGCTGCTTCAGCTTGCGCGCCCAATCCTTGCCCGGCTGCGCGAAGGACGCCCCGCGCGTCCCCTTGAGGCGCTCCCGGTAGTAGTCGACGTCGATCGAGCCGTCGGCGCGACGCTTGCGCGTGTCGACGGGCGGCGCGCTCTTCGCTTCGTCAGCAGCGAGCCTCCTGCTTCGCGTGATCTCTGCCCACTGATCGCTCGGAGTGCCGAAGTGGAAGCGGCACCACCACTCTGAACTGTCAGCAGCCCCGACAGCACTGGACGAGATCGACCCGAGTTCCGGACAGCCGAACGCATAGCAGTGGCGCTCGACCTTCTCTGCGGGCTTGTCTTCTTCGATGTCTCGTGTCGCTGCTCTCGCGTACTTGCTCATGCTTTGCTCCTGTTGTCATAGTGACCTTCCACCACCTTGATGAAGTTCGTCGGCGCAAGGAGCCAGTCGAAGCTCGCGCGCCATTCTGTCGACTTGCCCGAGAGGAAGTTGCTGCGCCCGCCGCGCGCGAAGATCGCATCGAAGACCTTGAGCCCTTCCTCCGCGCTTGCGATCTTGTCTTCCGCGCACACCTGTCGCCATCGCGCGCCGATCGTTGCTTTTCGCTTGTCGCTGAGGATCTCAACACGCGAGAGCGTCGGAAAATGCTTGTGGAACAGATCGACGATCGCTGCGTGCGGGCAGCGCGGGGCGATGTAGGAGTGGGTCTTCGACTTCGCGACAGCGACTTCGCCTTCGTCGTCGTCTTCGGACGGCGACAAGAGTCCGAAGGACTCTGTCTTTTCTGTCGTTGTGGGTGTGGGTGTGAGTGTGGTTGTGGGTGTAGAGGCACTTGCTTGGCTTTTGCTTGACAGTTGCTTGGCTTTTGCTTGATAGCCTTGCCTGCCTGCTTCAGATCGAGCGCGGGAAATGGACTCGGCGCGCTCGATCTCTGCTTGCATCCTCTTGTTGTACCAGCCGTCCTCGCAACGAATGAAGAACCTTGCGAGGATGTAGCGCAAGGCTTCGATCTCGTCACTCGAACGGCAGTTCGCGACGCCCGCTGCCTCTTGCTCGTCGAGCGGCACGGGACCCTTCTGATCCCAGCAGTGCATGAGCAGCAGCAGATACACCCCGTGGCGCAATGGGGAGAGGTGGCGCGTGTCGCGCAGATAGTCGCCCGAGTAGAGCGGCATGAAGGCAAAGGACATTGCAGAGACCTCCGCAAAGGTGAGAGGGAAAAGGGGGCCCGTGAGTCCCGTTGCGGCGAGACAGCGAGGATCAGTCGGTGTCCGGGCTTGCTCGAACTGTATCGAGTTCGATCGCGCCGCACCAAGCGATTGCGATCGAGGCATCGATCGCAAGCCAAACCGAATTCGGTGTCCCAGAAACTGACGCAAACCGAATTCGGTTTTCGGGATTGACGAAAGGATGACGCAGCAGCTACGTCATCCTTTCGTTGAAATCGGACGTCCGATCTGTTTACCACCGAGACCTCGGGAATGGCGGGTTGTCAAGTCATATTTACAACACCGCATAGCGCATCGGAGCGACGGTCGAGCCGACGAGCGGGGTGCTGACGCTGGAACCGGCGGAAACCGGGTCAGATCGACGCACACGGCGCTCGGAGCGCTTCCGGCACTCGCACACCAGCGGGCAGACGATCGCCGCTCAGAGCCGGATCCGCGGCGCTCGCCGGGGGTGGTGGAGCGCTGCTCTCAGAGCAGCACGCAGCAGCGCAGCAGCGCGCCGGATCGATCGATCTCTCCACCGACACACACCCGTCCGCCCCTGTCAGCGCTTGCTGTCAGTGCTACATTCTCTCCACCGACAGCACGGAGGACGAAGAACCAGCCAGCCAGACGCGAACGACTCAACGGGACGAAGCGAGAACGACGCTCGCGCGGGAACCCGAGAACAAAGCCCCGAAAAGAAACGACGTCCCTCCAGAGGGTGAGCGTTCACGACGCGAGCCTGACGGGAACCGCGAGGGCCACGAAGAGCCGCAAGGGAAGAGGGAACAGGGCGAAGCGCAACGCTTCAACAGCCCAGCGACAACATCGCGATGCAGCGTGCAAGGCGCTGCGCCCGCGTGCGTCGAGCAAGGGAGCGCCCCGCGCTGCCCGGTAGGTCGCGAGCTTCAGGACGCTCGCCTGACGATGACCCAGAAGGTCGAAACCTAAGGAGCAAGACATGAGAGCCACGAAGAGATCAGCAACATGCAAAGCAACGATCAGTGCTGCGATCGCCGACGCGGTGGGCGCGCTGCATAGCTTGGGCGAAGAGATGCAGGAGTCCTACGACAACATGCCCGAGAACTTGCAGAGCAGCGAGTACGCGGAAGCGTTGAGCAGCGCCGCCGACACGCTGCAATTCATCGACGACTGCGAGGTGCCCGAGTCGATCAAGACGATCGTCGAGCAGATGGAGTGCGAGTGGGTCGAGGATCAGCGGAAGGGCATCAGCAGGCAGGTCCGCTGCAACAACGCAGTCGAAGCGATGCGCGCAGCAGTCGAGGCGCTCGAAGCGATCGCCGATCGCAGCACGAGCAAGAGCGACGTGGACGAGGCGGAGATGGACTTGGTGGACTTGATCTCCATCGTCCAGAACGCGATCGACGAAGCAGAAGGCGTCGAGTTCCCGAGCCGCTAACGACTCTCAACTTCAGAAGGAGCCAATCATGTCAACCAAAAAAGAATTCCTGTTGCTCGTCAATGCCGAGCAAGTCGCTTTGATTCGCAACGGGCTGGAACGCCTCGCCACAAGCAGCGCGATCTATCCCCCCGACCGCGACGAAGCGGAAGCGCTTTGCGAGTTGCTCACGACGCGGGGCAAGGACTCGCTCAAAGCTGCTGGCGACATCAACGACCTCCGTCCACTCTAGGAGACAACGATGCCGAAGATCATCCAAGGGTCCGACGACCTCCCGTTCGTTCGCATGCGTCGGAACTTTTCGCTGACGATCTCCTTCGACGATCGCAAGGAGTGGGCGAAGATCGACCAGTTCGAGAAGGACTGCCGTCGCTTCGATTGCCGAGTCGTCGGCACGCACAAGCGCTCGCGCATCTCAACGCCGGGTCATCGTGAAGAGTTCGACGAGCTTGCCTTCCGCGAGACGCTGCTCCGCTCCACGGGGCGCGCGGCTCTGCTCGCGACGATCAAGGAAGCTCACGGCGCGACGATCTACGTTGGCGAAGCGGATTGGTCGCGTTCGTATTAGCGAGTTCGACTCAATGCCCCTGCCTCGCGGGGGCATGAGGGCGCACTCGCGCCTCGCTGTTGGAAGCAGCGACAACCTCTAGGAGCTAAACATGAGAGCGAAACAACTCACCAGCCTGTTGACGACAGCCATCGCCGCATCGTTGCCGGTGCTCATCACTGGCGCGCCCGGCATCGGGAAGAGCGACATCGTGGCGCAAGCCGCTGCCGCTGCTGGCGCGGAGCTGATGATCTCCCACCCCGCGATCGAAGACCCGACGAAGCCCGGCGGGCTGCCGATGGCGAAGCAGGACGACGAGTGGGCACGCCTGCTGCCGTTTCACGATCTGTGGCGCGCTCTGAACGCGCCGGGCCCGTTCGTCTGGTTCCTCGACGATCTCGGGCAAGCGACGCCTGCCGTCCAAGCCGCCTACATGCAGTTGCTTCTGGCGCGCGAAGTCAACGGGCAGAAGCTGCCGCCGTGGGTGACGTTCGTCGCTGCGACGAACCGCCGCACCGATCGCGCTGGCGTCAGCGGCATCCTCGAACCCGTCAAGAGTCGATTCGCGACGATCGTCGAGTTGGAGGTCCACGTTGAGGACTGGCTCGATTGGGCAGCGGAGAACGACGAAGCGCCAGAGGTCATGGCGTTTATTCGCATCAAGCCTGACTCGCTGCACGACTTCACGCCCACCGCTGATCTGACGAACAGCGCCAGCCCGCGCACTTGGCACAACGTCTCCAAGTGGGTGAAGCTGCAACTGCCGAACGATCTCGAACTGCCGACGTATGCGGGCGCGGTGGGCATGGGGCAAGCCGCAGCGTTCACGGGCTTCCTTCGCATGTATCGCGACATGCCTTCGATTGACGAGATCATCCTCGACCCGAAGAAGGCAGCGATTCCGAAGGACACCAGCGCGCTCTGGGCAGTGGCGACGGGACTCGCGAGCTACGCGAACCCCGAGAACTTCGAGCGAGTGCTGACGTATGCCGAGCGCCTCCCGCAGGAGTTCGGCATCGCTTGCGTCCGCGACGCCACGCGCCGCGATAAGAGCGTGACGAAGACGAAGGCGTGGATGCGATACGTCACTGGCCCGCTTGGCAAGGCGGTCATGGGCGACGTCGCCTAATCGATTGCAGGCTTCGACTCAATGCCCCGCGCTGCGGGGCATGAGGGCGCAGCTTGCGCCCCTCGCAGGGAAGCGAGGCAACAACGCATAGGAGCAAGACATGACACCCACTTCCAGCATCGTGACCCGCGCGCTGCTTGTCGATCTGACAGTGAGCAGAAGGACAGGCGTCCGCGCTGACAAGCAGGCGACCGAGACCGTGCGCTCGCAGTACCACGCCAACGGCAACGTCGGGAGCTACGCCAAGAAGTTGTTTCCGCAAGACCCGCCCGAACTGAAGAAGATCGGGACCGTCATCAACAAGTGCGAAGCGATGCACAAGGAGAAGACGCTCGCGTGGATGACGGGCTGGCGCATCATCCCGCGCGAGCTTCACACGGAGTACGCGACGGAGATCGGCAAGCTCCGCATTGAACTCGAGGACGCGGTCCGCGAGTTCGTCGCAGCGCTGCCCCGCCTCAAGCAGGAAGCGCAGGCGATGCTCGGCAAGTTGTACCGCGACGAGGACTACCCGAGCGCGGGCGAGTTCGAGTTGAGCTACGGGATCGACGTTCGCTTCATGCCGGTGCCCGACGTCAACGACTTCCGCATCGAACTCGACGCGGAGACGTTGAAGGACCTCCAAGAGTCCTACTCCGACGACATGCAGCGCTCGATGTCCAGCGCCGTACAGGACGCCTTCGTGCGCCTTGAGAAGGTGCTCGGCAATCTCGTCGACGCTTGCACGCGAGTCGACAGCAAGGTGGCAAGCGGCGCGAAGCTCGCCGTGATCCGCTCTGCTGTCGTCGACAACATCAAGGAGTTGGTCGACGTCATGCCGACGTTGAACATCGCCAACGATCCCAACCTCGAAGCGATGCGGGCAGAGGTCGAGCGCAAGCTCGGCACGCTGAACATCTCAGACCTCAAAGAAAATCCCGACGCGCGCGCCGACGCCAAGAAGAAGGCGGACGCGATCCTTCGCAAGATGCAGGGCTTTATGAGGAAATGACAATGACATCCATGATCGAACTTGAAGCGGTTGGCGTGCGCTCGAAGATCACGAAGGCGCGCATCAACATGATGTTGACCATGCCGTTCTTCGGTCCGCTGGCGATGAAGTTGATCCCGGTCGCCCGAGAGCAGCGCGCGCCCCTGTCGACAGACGGGCGCCATTTGTTCTTCAACCCGCGGCTCATCGCGAATTGGTCGATGTCGCGACTGATCGCAGGCATAGCGCATGAGGTCTTGCACTGCGCGCTAGGCCACCCGTGGCGTCGTGGCAATCGCGATCCCGAGGATTGGAACATCGCTGCCGACCACGTCATCAACCTGCGCCTGCAGGAAGACGGACACGACATCGGCGAGAACTGGCTCGCGGACAAGCAGTACACGGGCCTCGCAGCGGAGATCGTCTACTCGATGATCCAGCGCAACAAGCCGCCGCAGCAGCCGCCGCAGCCCGAGTCGCAAGACGAGGACGACGGCGAGGGCGACGAAGACGACGAAGCCGACGGCGATCAAGGCGGCGACGATGACGGGCTGAACGAAGACGCGGACGACGACGAGCAGCAGGGCGACGGCGGCGCGCCGCAGAGCGAAGCGCCGGGGGGAGAGACACGACCCGGCGACGTCGAAGACCCGCAGCCCGAGGACGACATGCAAACGGCGACCGAAGCTGCCGAGGAACTCGAAGCAGAGTGGAAGCTCGCCGTCGCGCAAGCTGCATCACTCGCGCAGGGCGAGGGCGGCGCGTCGATGGCGACTGCTGTCGAAGAGTCGAAGCGCGCCAAGATCGATTGGCGTGCGGAGCTTCGTCGCAAGCTGCAGGAAATATCGCGCAGCGACTACACGTGGACGCGCCCGAGCGTTCGCTACCTTGCGCAAGGCTTGTATCTGCCTTCGCTTCGTGACGAGCGCATGGGAACGATCGTCGTCGTCCGAGACACCAGCGGCTCGATCGGCAATGCGGAACTCTCTGCCTTCAACGCGGAGATTGCTGCGATCGTCGCCGAGTTGCAGCCGACGCGGACGATCGTGATCGACTGCGACGCGCGAGTGGCGAAGGTGTGGGACATCGAAGCGGGCGACGACTTGCCCGACCTCGCGCAAGCGTACGGACGGGGCGGGACATCGTTCGTGCCGCCCTTCGCGTATCTCGAACGCGAGGGCATCGAGCCTCGCTGCCTCGTGTACCTGACGGATATGTACGGCGATTTTCCAAAGGACGCGCCGCCGTTCGATGTCGTCTGGTGCGCGACGACGCGAGAGATCGCGCCATTCGGGGAGACGCTTCCCCTTAACGGATAACGATTAGCGGGCTCCGCGATGCTGCATGCAAGCCAAAGACCAGTGGCGAGCTTTCCCCGGTCGCGCCCCGCAACTACTTAAGGAGCCAACATGAAGTTCTACATCGTTCGACCGAAGCTCCCAGCGCTTCAGCAGGAGCATGAGCCGATCTACGTCGAGCTATCACTCGACAAGGCGCACGCGACAGGGCGCGATCTCTTCGGGCATCCGCCCTACTCGGTGGACGTCGTCGATCTCCAAGTGAGTGCGCAGACCATCATGCACTTGTTGGAGCGAGTCGACCCGAAGAGGCTGCGCGGCTCGGTGTTCGCGGGCGAGGCGATCAAGCGCACCTACCCGATCAACAACGGGATGCTCGCTTCGGGCATTCCAGAGGACAGGGGACACTGACGATGCCAACGCCTAGCGCTGAAGAGTTCGACGCAGCGGTCGTCGCCACCGACATACTTCGCGAGACGTTGCGCGCGGAGCATGCGTTGCGCACTTCGACGACAAGCCCGTGGAAGTGCGCGTCGAAGAACTGCCCGTACTGGAACAAGCCGATGCCCAAGTCGTGCGGCTGCTTCAGGGAGCGGCTCTTGATCCACTGCAGGCTCGTCCGAGCCTTGATGTTGGAGGACTGACGATGCAGCAGATCCCGAACAGTGACCTCGCGGTCCTCCTGCTCGTCGCTTTCGGCGCGGGCTTTGTTCTCGGGCTGGCGGTGATGGGAGCGTTCAACTAACAGGCGAACAGCCAGCGCCCTTTCGCAAGAGAGGGCGCGCACGGTTCGCCGAACCGAAGGCACGCGCGAGCCGATCGCGCATAGGAGCAAGCATCATGGCAAGGAAGATCGTATGTTGGGGAGGGTCGCTCGACGGCAAGCAGTACGTCGTGGCGACCGACATCGTATCGATGACAGTACCGAGGCAGCAGGGCGACGAGGTCTACTCGCCCGCCAAGCCGCCGAAGGTGATCGACGGGCACGAGGTCTGGGTGCCGCGCGAGAACAATGCGCTGCCGTCGTCGATGACGCCAGAGCAGCGCGAACGGTTCGAGGCGCAGCGATGACGACACTAAAACCGAACCCGAACAAGGCGAGCGTGATCTATGACATGCCCGCTAGGGAGTACCACGCACTTGAAGCGATGTCCGCCTCGGCGGTAGGCAAGTTGCTTCAGTCGCCCGCGCACTTTCACCAGTGGGCGAACGAAGAGCGCAAGCAGACCGACGCGATGCTGCTCGGCGAGATCATCCACATGGGTGTCCTCGAACCCGAGCGCTTCAAGGAGAAGCTCTACGTCTGGGAGAAGCCGCTCGAACGCAGCAGCGCAGCGGACAAGAAGGCGCGCGAGGAAGAGCATGCGCACGCAGCGCTCGCGGGCAACATCGTCGTGGAGAAAGCGATGTTCAACTCTGCCATCCGCGTGATCCATGCGATCCACTCGCACAAGAAGGCGGCGGCGCTGCTCGCGGGCGCGCGGACGGAAGTCACGATGCTGTGGAACGACCCGAAGTACCACATCCCATGCAAGGCAAGGCTCGACGTCTTGCGCGCCGATGGGGTCGTCTGCGACGTCAAGACGACGAAGGACGCGAGTCCCGAAGAGTTCGCGCGCTCGGCAGCGAACTATCGCTACCACGCACAGGCGGCGATGTACTGGATCGCGCACGAGGTCTGCCTCGACAAGTCGCCCGAGGCGTTCGTCTGGATCACTGCTGAGACGGAGCCGCCTTACGGGGTCGCCGTCTACATGATCGAGCGCCCCGCGCTGCTGGCGGGCAATTCACTCGTGAACAAAGCGATGGCTCGTTATCGCGAAGCGTTGCAACGTAACGAGTGGACCTTGTCCTACCCGGAAGAGATCACGCCCCTCCGGTTTCCCAAGTGGGCATTAGTTGATACACAACCCTAGGAGATGACATGACAACGAACGGCAACCAACAGGGCGCAGTGCAAGTCGTCGCGACCCCCGTGATCCATACCTCTCTCGTCGTGAAGATCGCGCAACGCTTCAACGTCGAGCCGCAGAAGATGCTGTCCACGCTGAAGGCGACAGCGTTCCGCACGTCGAAGGAAGTCACTAACGAGCAGATGATGGCGCTCTTGATTGTCAGCGACCAATATCAACTCAATCCCTTCACGCGGGAGCTTTACGCCTTCCCCGACGAGCGCGGCGGCATCACGCCCGTGGTCAGCATCGATGGCTGGGACCGCATCATCAACTCCCACCCGCAAGTCGAAGACGGTCCGAACTTCCGCGAGAGCGAGGACATGCTCGACCACGAGGGCAAGAAGGTGCCCGCGTGGATCGAATGCACGATCAAGCGACGCGATCGCCGCAGCCCGACGATCATCCGCGAGCGCTTCAAGGAGTGCGTGCGAGCGACAGGCCCGTGGAAGTCGCACCCCTGCCGCATGCTTCGACACAAAGCGATGATCCAGTGCGCTCGAATCGCTCTTGGGTTTAGCGGCATCTATGACTTCGACGAAGCCGAGCGGATCACGGAGGCGCAAGTCAACGCGCCGACTGAACTGCCGCCCGTCCTCGCTGCGCTCAATGCGCCCGAGACGCCAGCGCCCGCGCCGACAGCAGCAGAGGACGCCGCAGGCGAAGTCGTCGAAGCTGCGGGGCTGGGCGCTGAAGTCGAACCCTCCGAGATCGATGAGTTCCGGCAGCAGATGGACGCCGCCGACAACTCGTGACACGGCAGGCTGTCAGCGGTGGGCTATCATCCGCCGCTGACAGCCTCACAGGAGGACGCACGATGAAGCTAAAGGACGCAGTGAAGGTCTTTGGCACAAAGGCAGCCGTCGCCGATGTCCTCAAGATTCGCCCGCAGAACGTAGCGAAGTGGGACGCGGTCCCGCAGTGCCACAGGGCGACGCTCGTGATCGCAGCAGCTGGAAAGCTAAGAGCGAGCGAGGACGACGTGGCGGCATGGAAGACGACTGTCGCGAAGCTACAAGAAGCGATCAACCTCGCTGCTTGATCTCGCGGCTGGAATGACAACCCAACCCCCGCAGGCGGCGCTCTGGCGTCGTTCTGCGGGGGTTTTCTTGCGGCTGCGGTATGGACACACCGGCAAGGCCCCGATCGCCCCGTAACGCTCGATCTCGTGCGGCTGCTGCCCCATCGGAACACGCGATCCAGACCGCGCTGTTCGATTGGGCTCAGATCGCGTGCCGGTCCTACCCTCAACTCGTGCTGCTCTACGCGATCCCGAATGGCGCATCACTCGCTGGCGGGAAGCGCGAGCGAGCCATCCAGATGTCGCGCCTCAAAGCTGAAGGGCTGCGTCCCGGCGTGCCCGACGTCTGCCTACCCTGTCCCCGCAACGGGTACGGGGCGCTTTACATCGAACATAAGACGACAACCGGCAGGATCAGCGACAACCAAAGCGCTTGGGTCGACAGGCTCCGCGCCGCGGGCAACCTCGTCGTCGTCTCTCGATCGTTCGAGCAATCGCGCGCTGCTTTGCTTTCGTATCTCCAAAGCTAACAGCGCGCCACCCCTCTCGCTCTACCCCTCCCCTTCGTTCGTCTCGGTCGCGTCGTCAATGATCGCTGCCCCCTGCTGAACCAGCACCACGAGTTCCTCCTGCGATGCAAGCTCGACCTCGAACGCTCGCCGCGTCGCTGCGTTGCGCGCGGCTTGACGATTGAGTGCCTTAACCAATACCTTCTTGCCCGAGTCGCGATCCTTCACCACATAAATTTTCTTCTGCATGTCATCTCCTAATGTCAGCCCCACGCTGACATGCGATGTTACCATCCCCGCGATGTTTTAGAGAGAACAAAGAGCCGCGTGCAGTCGGTGAAGCGTGAGGTTCTCTCACTTCCTTACGCTTCTCTCATCTCAGCTCGCGCCGGGCGGGCAACTGCACAACCCGGCACCAATACCGAACAGCCGCGTGCAGTCGGTGAGGCGTGAGGTTCGTCATCCTCCTTGCGCCTCTCTCCCTTAGCCCGCGCCGGGCGGGCAACTGCACAACCCGGCACCAGTATCGACGCCGCGCTGGCGAAGGGGAAGTCAGATGACGCTGCTTGAATGGTTCACAGCCAATCCGTCCGAGCAAGGATTGCGGGCGAATTTCTACGAAGAAGTCCGCCGCGCCCTCGCCATCGCGCAGGCGGCGGAGGAATGGGTGAAGGACGGTGACGTTACCGCTCAGTTCATCTTGCGCCGTGCCGACGAACTGCTGGCGGGGAAGGAGAAGTGATGCAGTCACCGATAAGCTGGCGGTCCCTCGTCCCAACGGCGCGATGGCATGCGCTGCCGGGATGCGTCGCCGAACTGCGCACGATCAGCGGCACGGTGTTCGAGCGCATCGTGTCCACGAAGGTCGGCGAACATACGCTGGCATCCACCGGGCGCTGCTATCACTCATTTGCCGATGCGCTAGTCGAAGCGGAGCATCGATTGCAGGAAGCGCTGCTCGGCTACAAGTCGATCGACACGAAGCAAGGGCAAGGCGATGGGCAGCAATGACGCTCACCGACCTTGCCTTCGTCATCATCGGTGGCGCTGGCGTGCTGCTGATCCTCGAACTGACGCACTGGATGTACGGGCGTCCTAAGCTCGACGACTCTCGGCGATCGAGCGCACCGCGTCGCCCGATGCCTTGCTGCCTGCACTGCTGCCGAAACGGTACTGGTAGATCGCGATCGAGAATCCGATCACGGTGCCGCAAGTTCCGATGAAGAGCGCGACGAGTTCGCCCATCGGCTTATGGTCATCGAAGTAGATGGTTTGCAGCACCAGCAGAGTGACGATAGAAGCGAAGACGGTCGCCGCTGCTCCGAGCGCGCCGTAGATCAGCACGTTGGTCGCCGAGTTGATCGCATCGTCGCCCTTGGCGCGAGCCGCCGCCCTGTCCATGCTGGCGTCGTCTGCCTCTTGCGCGCGGACGATCATGCCGAGCAGTCGATCGTATTCGTCGAGCAAGGCGTCCCGCGCTTCCTTCGCTGCTGCTGGCGACGCGACGAGCGCCGCCACTGCCTTCTGTTCGTTCCACTCGGTAGCAGGGACGTCCGCTGGCTTCGTCGCGTCGGCGATCTTGCCGAGCGCGATCGTCGCCGCCTCGATGTTGCGAGCCTTCACGCTCTTGGTCTCGTCGAGGAACAACTTGCCGATCTCGGGCAGCACGGTCGCGGCAGCTTGAATCAGTCCGGTCAGGATAGGCAGTGGGAGAGCCATAGGAGCCTCGATGCGAGTGGGTGAAGGGGCAGGCGGCGCGGGCGAAGTCGGCGGCGTAGGAGACGGCGACACCGACGTCGGCGCTGTCCCGCGCGCCTGCGTTGACTGAACAGCAGCGAGCGCAACTGCGAATCGATCCCGGCGGTCGTCCAGCCCGTTGAGTCCGCCGTTGAGTCTCTTCGTCACTGCTCGGACGGGATCGGCATCGTTGCAAAGCTCGCCGAGCCTGAACGACTGCCACACCCATCCAGCACTGAGCGCGGCATAGAGCGGCTCTTCAAGAAGCCACGGGTGGTTCGCGAGATCAAGCCCGAGCGCCTCGCCGCATGCCTCGTAGTTCGCTCGCCCGGTTACCTGAAGCAGCCCGCGTCCGCGAAAGTGAGGACCGTCGCCCGGCTGCGTGTTCCCGAGATCGAGCCGTCCCTCGTAAGCGTCGCCGCTCGCGATCTCACGAACGTGCCGCAGGCTCCCGCTCTCGTGCGCGATCTGCGCGAGGAACATCGCGACTTGGACCGGATCGTCGCCGACGAATCTCTGCCGCGCCGCTTCAAGGTGCGGGGCGTAGGTCTCGATCGCTATCGCTGGCGCGGAGTGGATTGCCCTGCGCAGGAGTTCGGGGCTAATCATCATTCTCTGATCCTCAAGCTGCGGTCGCTCTCGTGTAGATGCTCACCGCAGCGAATAGCTTGTCCCTCGTGTCGTCGTCCACCTTGCAGCATTCGAGCGCTTCGAGGTAGATCGCGTCCGCTGTCTCCCTTGGCATGTTCGTCTTCAACAACCAATCGTGAACAATCGCTGCCCGCAAGCCGGGCCAACCCGTGAACGACATCAACCCCTTCGGGATGCTCGCGCCATCTGAGCCGAAGCCAGCCGGGACGACGATCGTGCTGCCATATCTCTTCGACTCGAAGATGAGTGGGTCGAGCAGATAGAAGAACGGACGAGCGCCCGCATCGTCGAGGACTCTGAGATCGCACTCGCTGACCCAATGGCTCATGGGAACTGTTCGAGCCACTTGCGCAGAGCAGCGCGGTAGTCGTCAAGCTCCTGACCCTCCGCGATGATCCTGCGCTGGCGCACCTCGCCCCGATAGACGTTGCCGGCGCGGACGGGCGGACCGTTGTCGATCAGGTCTTGGTAGTCCTGCTCGCGGCACCGAAGCTGGACGTCGCCGTACCAATTGATCCGATCTGCTGCGACGGGCCAAAAAAAGTTCCACGAGCTAGAAGCAAGCGCTAGGTAGCCCTGCGGCTTATCGCGCAACGCTGGGTGAAACTCCTTGAGATCGAGTGCCATGCGTCCTCCTATTGGGATGGCGGCTTCTTGGTAGCCAAGCCGTTATGCGAAGCGAGGTTGAGCTTTACCTCGTCGAGCTTGTCGTTGATCTTGTCGATCTTCGACAGCAATTCCGCGCGGAACGAATCGGTCGCCCGCACGATCTCGTCCATGCGCTTGTCCCGCTGTATTCCGAGCAGCTGGTGCGTGTCGACTTCCTTGCTCAACGTCAGCACCCAGACCAGACCGCCGCCGACGACAAGCCCGACTCCGAGTAGGTTCAGCACAACCCACTTGCCGAACTTTGCCAACATCTTGTCCTCGACCCGCTTCGCAACGAGGCTCGATAGCTTGTCCAACTCCCACTCGGGCATGACGATCTCCCGAGTGTCTTCGTGTTGAGTTTCCATTTCATGTCACCTAAAGGGCGTACCAATAGTCGATGCGAGGGAAAGGGTGGATGAAGTCGGGCCACGTGTAATACTCGTTGATGGCAAGGAAGTTCACCGCCCCGAGAGACATCCACCCCTCGCCCTTCACGACCGACAGCGCTGCGGCAACCTTGCCGTTGATCGTCAGCGTCGGGTGCCCTTCGAGGAACTCGACCTTCAAGGTCACCGTGCAATTAACGCCGACCACTTCAACGTCGCTAGGGAACGTGAAGTATTGGACGTTGGATTGATTGCTCGGTGGCATCTCGTCAACCGGCGCATCGAAAGCCGCGAAGATGCAGCGATTCGTTCCCGGTCGCAAGATGATGTCGATCTGCGGTCTTGTAGGACCGGCTTCGGCGATCGAGATCAAGATGCCGAAGGTCAAGTTCGAGCCGCTCTTGATGCGCCGGTCGATCTCGAAGCGACAGGCGAACATCTTGAAGTCCAGAAGATTCTGCGACCGATCGTAATCGCTCTCCAACGTGCCAGCAGTGAACCAGAATTGCGCGCCTTCGCTAAAGTACGCCCACCCTTGGTAGACGTAGTCGGTGTAGTAATGGATCGTGATCCAGTCGGGGATGATGTAGTAGGCAACGCTCTTGCCCGTCCAGCGCTTGTTCTCAACATTGAGGTCGGGAGGCATGCCCCGAATCAGCCCATCGTATTTGAAGAAGTAGCCGATCCTTCCGCAGGGCTTCGGGTCGTGGAGAAACCCGATCACGGTCGGGAACTCCCAGCGTTGATCGTCGAAGGCGACCACGACCTCGTCGCCGACCTCGAACGCATAGGCATCGCAACTCATATACCGGACGACGCAGTTCTCCACTCTGCTCGTCTGATTGACGGGCAAGTTCTGCGCAGTCGATCTCGCGTCATAGAGCGTCACCGTCGCGGTGTTCTCTTCGGTGCTGATCTTTTCGATCTTCCCTGCCCGATACGTCGGTAGCCACTTCTGCCAGCCCGGCAGGACGGCAGCGTTGAAATATGCTTGCGGTCCCGTCATCGCGGCGCGCGCAAGCAACTGCCCATCAGCAGCGGTCGGCTCGATCGATTCCCGATAGCCCTCGGGATGACCCGGCACGACAAGGACCTTTACCGGCTCGCCCGGTATCTCGATCGTGCCAACAAGCCCTGTCGCGTCTTCGGTGAGATCGGCGCACCACGCGGGCAAGGTCTTCTTCGTGACGACTGCGGTCTTTGCTTTCCGTTCCTTTTCTAGGCTCGCCTTCTCGAACTTGTATTCGGTCAGCTTCGTCTCGGCGACCCGAGTGTTAGCCTCGACTTCGTAAAGCGCGGACGTAGCAGCAACGACTGCCTTGTACTCTTCCTCGCCCGTCCCGCCAGCCTGCAGTGCAGCGTTCAGCGCATCGATGGCGGCGTGCAATGCGTTCCGGTAAGGCGTCTCTTCTGCCTTGACGTCGACCAGCTTCGCGGATTGCAGTTGGATGAACTCGTCCAAAGCGCTGATGCGGCTGTCGATGCGAGTGAGTTCCGACTCGACCCTCGCGGAGCCGACATCGATCTCGATGACGTAAGACCCGTCCGCGCCTCCGCTGACGACAGAAGCGTTCCCCATTACTCGACGACTCCATACATTGAGTCGCCCGCGCCAAGCGCATCCTCATGGGCGAGGTTGTAAGTCGTGACCGGATCAACAGCATCGCCAGCAGCGGTCGACGCATCGTGCGGCATGTTGTAGGTCGTCAGCGCAGCGAGCGCATAACCGGCACCGATCGCGAAGTTCAATGTCTCGCGCAGGACAACGCCGCCGCCGCCTACGTCCATGTAGGACTGCAACCCGTCCATCGAGACGTACTGATTGATGTAGTCGACGACGATGGGCTTGCCATCGACGACGATCCGCATCGAAGGAATGATCGTCAGGTCGAGGGCGCAGCGCACCCGAGTCGAGTTCTTGGAGATCGACACGGATTGCACGTCCGGCAACTCGATGTCCGATTCGTATTCTGGATTCTCGACGAGGGGCCAGCCGTCCCAATACCCAGAGACCGTTCCCGTGTAGCGCCTCGTCCCTCGATCGAACTGGACGGTCTGAACCGGAGCGCGGAAGAGTTCAGTCTCAGACGCCCACGAGCCGTCAATGTCGAGAGCGACAGCAATGATGGCGAACTGCTCCGCGTCGGCGATGGCATCGACATAGGCGGCGACGGCAGGGATCACGCATTGCGCATAGCTCACCGAGCCTGCCCGCAATGTCGATTGCCAAGAAGAGATCGACGCGCGGACCGTTGTGCCGTCGGCAGCGATCAAGTCGGCGAAGTAGATCGTCGCTGCTGAAGTGCCGCGACGAGGGAGCGCAGCACGAAGCCCAATCGAGGACGTGAAATACTCGAGGAACTGCTGGCCCGGATAGAACGTGGCCCCAAGCCCCAAGGCTTCGCCGTAGGGCTCGGCACCCTCGGGGAAGGGAGCAGTCGGGACCGTGTAGGAGCCGGTGTAGCGACCAACGCCTTTCGTGATTCGCAACTCGTCGACATAGACGAGAGCGCCCGAACTGAAAAGCAACTCGCTATTCGCTATCCACAGATCGTTCGAGATGCCCGAGATGTCATCGCCATGCGTGTTGCTTGCTCCGACTGCGCCATCGACCAGCAGCCGCAGCGTCGTGCCCGTCCTCGACACTGCGATGTGGTGCATCGCCCCATCGTAGATTCCAGCGTCGGCGAACGAAATGATGACCGAGCCATCCCAAGAAAAGTTGAGGATGCCAACAGGCGAACTGCCGAAGTCGTGAGTTAGTTCCCACCCGGTGTTGCCGGGATTGCTCGTGTATGCGTTGCCGACAATGATCGCCGTGTCGAAGTCACTGCCGGGATGGTAGAACTGGACAAAGCATTCGATCGTGAAGTCGCCCGTGCCGAAGTCCCAATCAGCAGAGTCCGCCGCCGAGACGTAACTCTTGGGCGATGTTCCTTCGGGAGACTTCAGCGACGCGGTGCCGAACTTCTTGACCGCTGTCGATAGTTGCGCGTTGCCAGCCGCAGTCAGCGCATGCGCCGAGTCCGATGCGTCATAGAAGGTCGTCGAAGCATCGTCGCCGTCCCAGTGAACCAGCAGGACGACGTTGTCCCAATACTCGTCCATGTCCGTTCACTCGCTGAGGCGCGCCACGCAATCGAGGACGAGCGTCGCGACGCTGCGCTGAACGGTATACGACCGGATCACGCACTCCATAAGCCCGTGAGGGGTGGGCACGCGGACTCGCTCTTGATAGCGGACCAAGCGCTTGATCGTGTCCTCCTGCTCCTGCGTCGGAGTCCAAGAGAACACCATCGTCCGATCGGAATCGCTGAAGCCGAAGTCGTTGACGACTGCGCCATCGAAGGTGGCGACGCGGCTCGTGCGCCGCGCCGTCAGCCCGAAGTCGGGTTGAGGGACGTCAATCGTGCAGACGCCCGCGAGATCGAAGTCCCTGCCAGAGATTGTCACCAGCATGTCAGAGTCCCGTGAGCATCTCCAAGCCTTCAGCATTGACCCTCACTTGAATCGTCTTGAGGATCTCCCACATGAACGCCTCAAGCTGAGGCTGTAGCCCCGCGCCATCGACCTTGATTAGCGCGCCCCCGGCTTGCAGGCTTTCGGCTTTCGCTCGCTGCAAGGCAATCTGCGCGTCGATCAATTCGGATTGCTTCTTCAACTGTTCATCGAGTCGAGTCGATTGCTTTTCGATCTCTTCGGTAATGATGCGCCATGTTGCCCAATCCTTTGTCCCGCCAACGAGTAGACCGAGCATGTCGGTCAGACCCTTGGTGGTCTGCGTCACTGCGTTGTCGATCGACTCGAACGCAGCGACCGCGATCTTCGCGTTCGCCTCAACCTCTGCTATGTCGAGCTTGACAGCCGCCTCGATCAGCTTGATGCGTTCGTTGGATGCGATCTTCTCCAACTCCAGCTCATACTTCTTCGCGGCGTCCTCTGCCTTCTTCGCAGCGTCCGCAGCCTTTTTGAGCGCTGGCTCCTGTTCGAGCAGGCGAGTCGTCGCGCCGCCGACCGCCTTGTCCATTGCGAGTTGCGCCTTCTGGACGTCGTCGAGTCGCGAGTAGTAATCGCCAGCCGAGATATTCCCTTTGGCGTACTCGATAGCGAGTTGCGCCGTAGCCTTCGCAAGTTCTTCTGACGAGGTAGTCGTCTTGACCAGCGTGTCGAATGCCTTTAGCGAGAATTTCTCCGCCTGCTGCCCTGCGGCTTCGAGATTCTTGCCAGCCTCGACCGCATTGAAGCCGACCTTCGTTGTCTCTTCGCTGATGCCCAAAAGCGCATTGCTGGCGGGGCGCATCGCGTCCGCTGCCTTGAAGAAGGCAGCCTGCATCTTGTCGCCTGTCTCGGTGCTGAACAGCGAGAGCTTCAACGACTGATCGACAAGAATCTTGGCAAGGTCATATAGAAGCTGCATCGATGACACAGCACCGACGATTGCGGTCGTGCCAAGCTGAAGCCCCTTGACAAAGATGTCCCACGCGCCCGAGTCGCCGATGATGACGAACGCCTCCTTGACTGCGTTCGTCAGGCGATTGAGGTTTGCTTGGTAGGTACTGAACTTCGCTTCCGCGAGCCCTTCGTTCAGGGTGTTCGCGAAGGTGAGGAACTCCTGCGCGCCGATCTTGCCTTCTTTGACGAGAGCGAACAGTTCGGGAGTGGTTTTATTGAGCGATGCGGCGAATTGATCGAAGAAGCCCGGCATCACTGATGCGATGCTCTTGAGGTCTTCGAGTTCAAATTTATTTTTGCTAACGCCTTGCTGGACTTGGGTGAGGGCGCGCTCAACGTCCGCACTACTCCTGCCAAGCTGCGATAGAGTTCCCGCGACTGCCTCGAAGATCACCTTGGCGCCGTCGCCTTCGAGCGCAGTCCCCTTAGTGGCAGCAGCGAGCAGGGAGTAGGACTTGGCAGCGGAGTCGATCTCCAAGCCCATTCTGTTCGCCACGTCCTTGAGGTACTCGAACTCCTTTGCGGCACCCTCTGATGATCCGGTCACCACACCCATCGTCAGACGGAACTGTTCCGCGTTCGCGTTCGCCTCTATCCACTCCTTGACAACGAAGGAAGCAGCCAGCGCCTTGAAGGCGAGGACAGCCTTGTCGACACTGACCGCCGACTCCTTCAGCGCATCGCTGTTCCTCTGCGCTGCGTCCTTGTGCCTATCGGTCGCCTCTGTAGTCTGTCCGAGTTCCTTTTCCAAAACATCGAGGGTTTGATTGACCCCGCCGACGTTCTTCGTGAGGTCGCCCGCATAGATGTTCGACAGCGCAGTGGTCCGCGCTTCAAGGGTCGCACTCTTGTCCGCCGCGATCGAGAGGTAGTAGTTCAAGTCCTCGATCGGCTTGCTGCGGACCTCGATGTCGAATTCCTTTTGATCGATCGCGGTCAGCGCTGCGTCGAGCTTCTTGATGTCGACTTCGGCTTGCGTGACGTCGCTATCGAAGATGATGTCGACGGTCTTGGTGGCGTCTGCCATTGCTATTTCCTAGCCGCTTCGCGCTGTTCGATCCACACTGCCCAAAGCATCAGTTCCTCTTCCGTCAGGTGCCCGTGCGGGATGATGTCCGGGCGATGTTGATAGAGGTAGCCGCCGCGCAGATGGATCAAGGAGAGGCTTGCTGCGATGCTTGGGTCTTCGGCGAAGCGGCGGCGGGCTTTACGAGTTCGGACCCCATGCCGGTCAGGGTAGTGATCTCGCGAGTAATCATCGCGAACTCGACAGGGAAATGCTCCGCGAGCTTTACTGCGGTGGCGAGATCAACTTCCGGCGAGACTGAACCAGCCACCATCATCTCAAGGCGCTTCGCCAGTTCGGCTGGCGTGCCTTTGTTGATGCCTAGCGCATTGCGGATCGCGTCGATCGACTTCTGATCGTTCGCGAGAGCTTCGGCGACAGTGCCGACGACCTTCTGCCTCTCTGCTGCTTCGTTCGCTCTGAAAAGCTCCGCGCCCGTGAGTCCGCGCACGACCCACTCGCGAGGCTCGCCCTCATCAAAGAACGGCGCGAGGTCTGGAACTTGAACCCGCGCCGTTCTTTGCTTCAGAGTCGAGGAAGCGAACTTCTCGACATTGAAAGGCATTACGGCACCTCAGCCGCGCTCGACTCGGCTGAGATGGTGCACGCTGCCTGCAGCGAATCGCCTGCCGGGAAGGTGCGCGCGATCCCGAGCTTGCCTTGCGTGACGATGTAGCTCGACTGATAGCGATCGGGGAAGAACTTGAACCACAAGTTCTGGTTCTTCAGCCCAACCAGCCCGTCGGAGACTCCGTTGTTGAGGTACGCGGTAAAGCTGCCCTGCGCCAGCGTCGAGGACGTCGAGCCGATCGTGCTGCCGTAGACCTGCTGCGACGCGACCGCGTGCGTTGTCTCTGGCGGAACGAAGTCGCTTGCCAGCGAGACGTCCGCGAAGATCGGCGTCGCGTAGGAGGCATAGACCGCCTTCGGCACCGGTCCCGTGTGGATCTCGGGGTTGGCACTGTAGAACGTCACGCTGCCGCCGTTGTAGTTGATGTCGAACAGCGGGTAGTCGGCGCGTTCCGTGTGCGTGCCCACCGTGTCGAAAATCTCGGTGGCATCGACGACCGCTGCGCTGTTGCTGGTAAGGCGGACCTGAGCGATCTCGACCGAGTCGGTAGGGATCAGCGGCGGACCGCCAGCAGCGCCGCGCGTCTCGCTGAACGAAGTCGAGTCCGTGCCAGCAACAACTGCGATGGCTCCCGCGTTGTTGATGGTGATCGAGTTGATGATATGAGTGTCGGTCGGCGTGGCTCGCGTGATCGAGCCAGTGCCAGCGTTGACGCTCGTCACGACCCCGTTCAAGTTCAAAGTCATAGCGGCAACGGTGACCGTATCGTTGCTCGCGTGCGTCGTCACCTTTCCGCCTGTCAACAACCCGTTCGGGCGGACGACCGGCGTGTATCCGGAGCGGCGGGACCAAAGCGCCGCGCCGCTCGTGAAGGTAGTAGCGTCGCCGGAATCAGTGAGCGCCGCCATTGCGACGGACGCCTGACCGGCTTCGTATTGCAGTTTCGCGTTTTCAGCGGTTGGCATGATCTTTGTCCTTCAACGTGGTGCGTGGTTTGAGTTGCTTCGGCGCTTCTGCTTCGTCCATGTATAGCTCCATCGTCGACGAGTCAAAGTCCGACTCGTTGATGATGACCCACGCACCTTGCGACGGGTGCGTGGGTTTGATACGAAGCGTCCTTAGCGATTCGTCAGGCACGAGGTTACGAGCCGATGAGGACGGCGAGATGCTCTGCCTTGACGACTTTCACGCCCCACGCGCAGGAGACCTCGTATTGCATCTGCCTGTATTGCGGATACATCGCGACCTCGAACGCAAGGCCCGAGCGTGGATCGACGATTGTCGTCCGATCAATCGCAAGGTCGCCGCCGTCGGGCAGCGCTGGCAGGCGTTGCGCGAGCACGACCGCCGAGCGAGTGAACGCGAGATTCCTGACGCCAGAAGCCACGACAGTGATCGCCGTCGCACTCGCCGGGATCGCCTGAAGCAGGCCCGGTGCGTTGAGCACCACTGTGCCGCCGTTGCTGACGTCACTGTCGCCCGTTGCGACCACGTACTGATTGGTGTCGCCAGCAAAGGTGATGATGTCGCCAGCGACGATCGTGCCCGTGCCAGCGGATGCGAGGGTGATGGTCGTCGCGCCTTTCGCGTAGCCCGCGGTATTGGTCGTCGCGCCCGACGCGGTGCCTTTGGTGTGCGATGCGATCTGCGCCGATTCCCTGACCATCATGCCGTTGATGTCCAGCAGCACGCCTTGACGAAGGATCGAGTCGGTCCCGGCATCTGCTGCCGCTGCTTGCTTGCCGCGAATGTTCGCGCCGGCGGTCGTGTTGATGATGAGGTGAAGGTCGCTGTTAGGCGAGCCACGATCGATCAGCGCCTTGCGCGCATAGGACGCAGCGGTGTAATCGTTCGCAGTCGCGAACGGCACCGTGCCGCCTGCGCCAGACGCGCCGCCTGCCGAACTCCAAAGCGCGCAAAGATCAGTCTCGATCTCGTTGGCGATGGCTCGGAATGCTTGCTGGATTTGCGCATTGCGCATCGGGCCAGCGCCGTGCCCACCGGCTACGGACAACTCTTGCTCGCCTGTCCAACGGAACGGCGCGCGACGCGCCTTCGTGATGGAGAGGGTGATGTTGCCGATCGTCTGATTGCCGTCGTCGGGCGGCGTGACCGCCGGGGTGATGTCGCCGACAGTTGCCGACGGCGCGACGAACGACCGGACGGTCTGTCCAACAGCGGCGCGCGAAGCTACTGCGTCGAGCGTGACTGCAGGAACCATGCCGACAAGCTCGCGCGAGACGACATCGAGGTTGGCATAGAGTTCAGGAATGAGGTTGGTCAATGTCGTGGACACGGTGTACTCCGTCTAAGTGAGAGTTACGCCTTCCTTCGACAAAGCCATCCGCCTCGCAGGCGGCAGCGCATCGAACTCGGCGCGGGTCATTTGCTTAACCGCCCCATTGCCTCCCGCATTAGAGGGCCTAACACCAGCGCCTCCCGCGCCGGTTGACTTCATCAACTCGGGGCGCGACTTCGCGAACCCAGCCACGCCATCGCGTACCGAGATCAACTTGCCGTCATCGCCCTTAAAAAGCAGATCATCGCCCTCCCACACCACGCGGGAGTCGATGAAGGACTGGACGAGATCGGGCGCGACGAACTCGTGCGCCCCCAATGCCTCAGCAATGGTGGCTCTCTGAGCGCTCGTGCGCTGCTTGCCTATCGCCTCTTCCATGCCCTTTGTCGCCGCTGCTAGATCGCGTTCCAGCTTGCGCACCTTCGCCTCGTATTGCTTGGCGGCTTCGGCTGCGCCTCTCGCGTCCGGTAACGATTCGAGTTCCTCTTCCGTCGAGATGCCTAGCTTCTCCATCAGCTTGTGCGCCAATGCTTCAGCGCTTTCCAGCTTGGACTTCAGTCCCTTCCGTCCGCTGATCGATTCGTTACGGGCTGCATCGCGCTGCCCAATCAAATCTGCCTCGTGTTCTTTCAGCTTGGCAAATAGCTCGTCGGTGACTTCTTTTCCCTTTAACTCTTCGATGTTGAACATGGGCGTCCCGCCTATGGTTGAGCGGCATCTCGCCGCGAAGGTGATTCGACTGGAATCTATAGCGTCCTCGTGTCATTAGGTGACACAAGGCGATGATCTAATGGCTTGCCATGCGTAACGCTGCCGCGCCTCGCTTTACCTTCATCGCTAACGCCTTGAACGGCGACGGTCCTTTTCGCCCGACTGTCACCTACGATTCAACAGGCGCAGCGTTGTCGATTGGTTCGACTTACCTCGTGCGCTACCCGAGAGAGTCGGACGACAAGTTCGCAAGACGTAACGAGTTGGCGGTCTATGCGTCGCCGCTTGCGCAGCACGCGGCACGCTTCTGCGGCTACCTCGCAGAGAGGACGCCGGTGCGCGATCTGCCGCACCAGCTATACAAGGCGATCGAGGCAGATGCGGACGGGAGGGGCAATAGCCTCGACGTCTTCCTTCAGGACTTTATGATCCAAGCGAAGGCGCGTGGGTCGATGTTCCTGCTTGTCGACATGCCCAAGCGCCTGCCGTCTACGCTCGCCGCTCAGATCGCGACGCGTAGCGCCCCGTTCCTCACGAGCATCTTCCCCGAGATCGTCACCGACTATGAGATCGGACAGGACGGGCGTCTGACGGAGGTCTCTTTCACCGGGACATTCACGGACGATGACGGTAAGAACAAAGACTGCGAATGGACGTTCACGACCTCGAAGTGGGAAGCAAAGGACAAGGAAGGCATATTGCTTGGCAGTGGCGACATAAGCATCGGTCGATGCCCCGTGCTGCTGTTCGTCGAGACGGGCGACTATCCCTGCTTCGGTTCGTTCTCGCCGATCGCTGATCTGTCCCGTGACTTGTTCAACCTCAACAGCGAACTCCGCGAGATTCTCCGAGCGCAGACCTTCTCGCTGCTGACGATGCAAGTCGCGGAAGGGTCGACTAACGAGCAGAAGCTAGAGTCCGCAAAGGTCATCGGGCAGACGATCGGCACCTCGAACTTGATGGTGCACTCGGGACAGACGCCAGCCTTCATCGCGCCTCCCAGCGGGCCAGCCGACACCTATATCACCGTGATCGACAAGCTGCGGCAGTTGATCGACGACATCGGCTTGGCGGTCGCATCGCCGAACCAGCAGGAGTCGGGCATCAGCATGCAGATGCGGTTCCACTCGATCAACGCTGCGCTCGCGCGCTTCGCTGAACGGATGGAGGATGGGCGCGCGACTTCAACATGGCAGAGGTTACGACCGAGCTTGAAGTCCTGACCGAGATGAACGCCAACGCGATGCCCGTCGAGGTCATTGCGGAACAGCAGAAGCGAATCGTGAATATCCAGTTCGCGGGAGCAGAGTCGCGCGACGTTGACGAACTTAACGCGGCGATCGATGAACTGGTGCAAGAGCGCAAGCGTCGTCAGGCTGAAGAGGCGACGACACCGACTGAAGCGCAACCCACTGAACCCCCCACCGAACCCCCCACCACGTGAGGATAGGAAATGGAAAAAGGCAAACTCGGCTTTAGCGCCGCCGCTCAACTCGTGGCGGGCGCGACGCTTCCCTTCAAGGCAGCGATCCCCAAATTCAAATACCACTTTGAGCATATCCGCGACGGTCAGACGATCGACGAGTGGGACTGCGAGAACATCGTCACGACTGAGGGCGCATCGTCGCTGCTCGACGTTTACTTCGATGCCGCTGCGCAGATTACTGCGTGGTATCTCGGGCTGATCTCGTCGGCGAGCTACTCGACGCCTCCGGCGATCGGCAACACGGCGGCGAACCTGTCGGCGGCTGGTAACGGCTGGGCGGAATGCTCGGCGAGCTATGCGCCCGACTATGACACCCCCACCGGCACGAACCGCGGGGCGATCACGTTCGGCGAGCCGACCGGCACCGATCCTGTCTCGCTCGCTTCAAGCTCGACGGTCGACATCACCTTCAGCGAGAGCGGCACCGTCAAGGGAGCGTTCATCGCTGCGGGCACGACGAGGCTTGCGACGACCGCGCCGCTCTACTCTGCTGCGCTGTTCTCGGGCGACAAGACAGTGGTCGACAATGACCAACTGAAGGTCACCGTGACGGTCTCTGCCGATCTCGTCTACACGCCATAAAGCAGTTCGTCCGAGTCGGCAGCTTCACGTTCACTGCGGAAGGCTGGTCGGCTATCGTCGAGGCTATCAAAGCCGATCCGGCACGCTTCTCGCCCCGACTTGCTCGGGGCTTTTTTTTGGAGGACTCAATGGCGCTAACTCCCGGAGACATAGCACAGGTCATCAACGGCGCAGCAGATGACGCGACCGTCGTGCGTTGGACAAAGCCTCCGTTGCGCGCTGCTGCTGAAGCAGTGCACACGGTTCTGACGTCGCAGCAGTTGAAGGATTCGCTTTCAACTGCGATCGACACTGCGACCGCGCCGTTCTCCTTTACCTTCACCGCAGAGGAAAAGCGGATGATCGTCAAGTGGGTTCTGAAGGTCAGGTTCGATAGAGGGAACGACTGATGGCAAAGACAATCCTCGAGTATCCCGCCGCCGCGATGATGCCGGCGTGGCCCCTGTTCGATGCGGGCGATGGCGGCGTGTTCATGGACTTCCTCAACCAGACGCGGCAGTGCTGGCGCTTTGCATCGGACGATGTCGAGCGAGCGATCCAGACGCAAGTCGTCGAGATGCCGACGACCTACACCGGCGGCACGTTGAAGATGAAACTCCTCTGGATTGCTAACGCAAATACCGGAGCGGTTCAGTGGGAAGCCTACGTCGAAGCAATCACCGAAGCTGATGCCTTTGACATCTACGCCAACCAAGCGTCTTGGGACTCGGCGAACACGCTGACGGAGACAGTCTCATCGACGCTGGGCTATCTGATGCTGTCTGAGATCACGCTGACGAACAAGGACAGCGTTGCCGTCGGTGACTCGGTTCGCTTTGCCTTGCGCAGGGACGCGGATCACGCGAGCGACACCTTCGCGGCGTACGCTTACGTCTTTTCGATCGCCATCGAAGAGGCTTGATCGCATGCGCGGTCCCTTCTCGTCGTCCAACTATTTCACTGGACCGGCGCCAGCCTTCAATTACGACGGCGCGTGGGGATGGGGGCTGTCTTGCTATCGCCAGAGCGCGCCAGCGACGGGTCTGGAAGTCGTGATGTCCATCAACGACAACGCCTCGACCGGCTTTCAGAACTGCATCTATCACGCTCAGGACACCAGCAATTATTCACAGACCGGCGTTGCGAACAGCGGCGAGCATGTTTACTACCGCGCGCGATCCTCTCTGAACGCCCGCAGCCGATTCGGTCTATACCAGACTGCCTACAACCAGCGGCGTGTCGGCATCAACAATTCTTTCTCCTCCAGCACGGTGTCGCTCACTTACGACTGGTCGACACTCAATGAAGTCTGCATCGGGATGCTGCGATCGACCGAGACGGTCTACGTCCACGACGGCATCTACATCGATGCGATCTGGGCGTACAACGGTCTCTTGGACATAACCGACGGGCTTCTGAGCAACTTTGTTTACTTCCTCTCGAATGGCGGGCATCTGCCCAACTGGAACTTCGCCAACGGCGAGGGCGTCGAACTCTTGTTCTTTGTTCCCCTATCCATGAGCGGCAACCTCCGATCGATCGCCGGAACGATGGAGGGCTACGAGCTAACGGAGCACGGGACAGTCGGCTCCTATGGCGAGTTCACGACGTTTTCGGAATACTTCACGGGAAGTTGCGCGCCGGGACCGATGGGTTCTTGGGTCCACAGGCCTCGCTCGATCATCGTGCCCGCGTCTTATGGCGAGGCGTTCGGCACTGCTGCCAGCAAGTCTCCGCAACTCATCCTCCCCGCATCATTGAGTGCTGGCGTCGGGGTTGCTGAAGCGCTGTCGCCTGCCGCGATCTTCCTCGAAAGTTTCGCCGATGCGTTGGGCATCAGTGGTGAGCAAGTCGCCAACTCGACGATCGAAGAGGCAATCGCCGAAGCGATAGGGCTGGCGACCGACAAGACAGCATCGACCGTATATGCGGGAGTGCTGGACGCAAGCATTGGCGTTGGCGATAGCAAGTCAGCACAGGCGGTCCTATCTGCTTATCTAGTCGAGCAGCTTGGGGTGTTCGATTCTCCAAGCGCTGCGAGCGTGTTCCTCGCCTCTCTCGCAGAAGCGGTCGGGGCTGGCGAAGAGACGACGACGAACATCATCGCCCAAGCGACCGTTGCGGAAGCGCTGGGGCTTGGCAAGGACGCGAGCGCAAGCGCGATCTATGGGACTCTCGTCGACGAAGCGATCGGGATCGGCTTCGATGCTGTTGGTCTTGCTCTCACGACCCGCTATGCCCGCCCCATCTCGACAGTGACGCCGGGCACTTGGTACGCGGTGGGAGCGGCGACGCTTCACGATGCAGTCAACGAAGAGGTGCGCAGTGATGCAGAGGACATCCGCACCGAGACAGCGACGACGGCGCGCTTCGCCCTCACGCCTCTGATCGATCCGGGCGACACGATCCACAAGTTGTTCATGGCAATCCCTGCGGGCTTCGTGCCCGCTGGCGTTCTGACCGTGCGCCTGTTCTCGGCAAGTATCGAGATCAAAGAGTGGGTCGTCGGCACGCCCACTGCGGACTCTCTTCTAGAGTTGCCGCTGTCGTCAGCAGAGCGCGACACGATCACCGACTACACCGACTTAGAACTTGAGGTGGAGGCAACGCCGTGACGATCTCCCGCGTCGGCTCGCCGGTCTTCAGCGCCACGCAATCGTCGACGACGCTCACGATCGTCCTGCCTTCGGGCATCCAAGCGAACGACTACATCCTCATCCTCGTCGGCAATGGCGAGGACAGTCCGCAGCCCTCGATCACTGGCGGGACGCTGACGACGGGATACACGGCGTTCGGCTCACTCGGCTTCACCGACTACGGCGCGGGCGGCATCTCGACGCAGGGTTACTACAAGCTCGCCGGGGCGAGCGAGAGCAACCCGACGATCACTTGGAACACGGGCAACAGCAACGGCGGCGGGCTTTGGGCGCTTGCGGTCGCGTATCGATCGAGCGTCGGCTGGCATCCCACTGACCCTGTCGCGTTCCTCGCGGGGGGCGTATCAACCGGCAGCAGCAGCACGCCGCAGCCGCCCGAAGGTGTCGGCACGATCGACGTCGGGCACGACAATTCCTTCGTTGCTCACTTCCTGCAGTCGAGCGACGACAACACGCACACCCTCGGCACTGCGAACGGATGGTCGTTGTGGGGTGGCGACTTCACGACAGTCGGCAGTGACGGCTCCATCTACATCTGCGACCAGCAATTCACGAGCGCCGGGACGAAGGACGCGCCGGTCTGGTCTCTGAGCAAGGGACCGGATAACTACTCGTGGCGGTTCTATGAGTTGCGCGAGAACATCGCGGAGACGGGATCGCTATCGCCCGGCACGGGCGTCGCTGCGACGTTCACTGCCACGACCGCCTATGCCGCCTCGGGCAGCTTCGCGGCGGGCATCGCTGACGCGGCGAGCGCCACAAGCGTCTTCACCGCGACCCACGACGCAGCGATCGGCGCTTCAGATTCCACGTCCGCCGAGAAGGCGATCACCGAGTCGCACGACGCAGCGCTCGGCGCGGGCGCGGACTTCGCTCCGCTCGGGACGTATGCCGACACTCATGCCGCCCCGATCGGCGCTGTTGACGCGATCTCTGGCGCTCAGACGCTGTCGGACGCCCTCTCTGCTGCTCTGGGTGCTGGCGCAGCGCTCGACGCCTCTGCGACGCTTCTCGCCAGCCTAGACGCTCCCATCGGAGTCGCCGACCTTGATTCCGCGCAGGCGATCCTAACCAGCTCGCACGATGCGGCGCTTGGGATCGGGGATGCGATGTCAGGCACCGTCGCCGCCTCGATCACGCTGCGCATTAGCTGGATCGTCCTAGACGTCAACGCGACTGCCGCCACGGAAGAGTCGACCGCGGGCGCGGTCGGGCTTGCTGACAACTTCAACGCCGCCGCGATCCTGCTTGCAACGAAGGCAGCAGGGGCGGGGCTGGACTCCGACTTCGCGGCGGTCGCCGCCTTCGCTGCCTCGATCAGCGAGGGCGCGGGTCTTGGGTTCGACGCTGCAACGCAAAGCGTCCTGCCCGCCAGCCACGACGCAACGATCGGGGTCAGCGACGACGCGACGGCGCAGGGCATCTACGTTGCCTCCCACGATGCGGCAATCGGCGCGAGCGACTCTCAGGCAGCGCAGAGCATCCAGCAGGGCGCGCACGACGCTGCGCTAGGGCTTTCGGATGATGCTGCCGGGATCGTCGTCTCGACTGCGAGCCACGACGCAAGCATCGGGCAGGGCTTCGACGTCGCCGGGCAATCGCTGCTTGCCTCGTCGCACGATGCTGCGATCGGTGTCGGCTTCGACGTCGAATACGAATCGGGCAACACGGGCAACCATCGTCCCGGCGTGGGCGTTGACTTCGCCGCCTCGACGCTCGCGACCTACAACCTCGATGCGGCGGACGCGGCTGGCGTCACTGCGTCGTTCGAGCCTGCATCGGTCTACCAAGTCTCGATCTCCTTTGCGCTCGGGCTTGCGGATGCAGCGAGCAGCGAGACCGCGCAAGAAGCGTCCTCGACCGACTCGATCGGCATCGCCTCGACGTTCGATGCTTCGCTGATCCTTGCCGTGCTCTCGTCCGATGCCGTCGGGCTGGGCGATAGCGTCTCGGCGGTTCGATCTGTCGTCGCCAGCACGAGTGACGCGATCGGACTCGGCTACGCTGCGAGCGCTGCTGCGGTCCTCACTGCTTCGCACGATGCCTCGATCGGCGCGGGTGCCGATGCGAGCGCCGCGTCTCTGCTCACGGGCACGCACGATGCCTCAGTGGGCCTCAGCGACGAGCCGACAGCCGAAGCGTCCTATGCCCTGACGTATGCAGAAGCGCTCGGGCTTGCTGACGATGCGCAGGGCGACAAGGCAGCGGAGAACGATCTCGCATCCTCGTTCGGGCTGGGTGATTCGTTCACCGTCTCTGTGGTTCGTCATGCCTCGCACGATGCAAGCATCGGCGCGCGAGACATCCTCGCAGAGCAAAGCATCTACGGGGTGGCGATCGATTCGAGCATCGGCGCGACGACTTCCCACGATGGCACCAATGGCATATTCAACGCCACGCTTGCGAGCAGCTTCGGCGTAGGCTACGCGGGCGACGAGTTCCCGGAAGAGTTCTGCCGCGTCCTGCGCATAGCATTCGAGGATCGCGCATGGGTGATCGAGTTCGAGCAGAGGATAACCTCGATACCATTCGAGTTGCGGTCGTTGCCGATTGACTTCGAGGATCGTGAGGCGTCGATACCATTCGAGGATCGCGCGCTGCCTTTTGCTAGTGACTGCAGGAGAAGATGATGGACGAAGAGCGCGGCTTTTACTGGACGGTCGATGGTGAAAGGGAGATCAAGAAGGACCCCGACGCCGAACTGCGATACGTCTTCGACTGGACGGACTGGCTCGGGGCGGACACGATCTCGCAAGCTGCAATCGCCATCACCGACACCGATGTGGATACGCCTCTCGCCGTTGATGGCGTTCCCACGATCGTCTCGGGCGTCAAGGTGCAAGTGCGCTTGACGGGCGGCGCTGTCAAGGATCGAGCAAAGGTCGCCTGCAAGATCACGACTGCCGCTGGTGATGTCGACGAGCGGACCTTCTTCGTGCGCGTCGTGGAGCGCTGATGGCAACGCCGGTCGTCCGCATCAAGACCAATTACAAGGGCATCGATCTCGGTGGGTACATGCTGGACGTGCCGAAGAAGCTGCGCCAGTTCGTCCTCGATGGCGTGCAAGCAGAGGCGGGCGAGTATCTCAAGGACTATGCCGCCGCGCACACCAAGACGGGCGTCCTCGCTTCGAGCTACTTCGACACCGTAACCTACGAGGGACGAGGCAGGCGCGTGGGGTTCGATCTTCAGATCGCGCCGCATGCGAAGTGGTTGAACGAAGGCGCAAGCTGGCACCCAATCGTCGCGCGCAATGCGCGAGCGCTCGCCTTTTATTGGCCCAAGGTAGGGCGCTTCGTGTTCTTCAAGAGCGTTAACCATCCCGGCTACAAGGGCGACGACTACATCACCCAAGCCTATCTGCTTGCGCTTGATGCCGTGCGACAGATAGTGAACGACGCACGCATCTAGGAGTGAACGATGGCACTTCAACTCGACTACCCCGACGCCTTCCTCTCGCGTTTCTGCTCTGACGATCGCGAAGCGCGCGCCTTCGCCGAAGTCGACCAGATCGCGGGCGATACTCCCTTCGTCGATGAGTGGCGCAACAAGCTCGCCCGCCTGCGCTGCTACGTCATCGCCTGCTTGGAGAATCAAGCCGCGCCCGATGATCTCTTCACCGCGAAGCTGAAGTCCTACCGCGCCGAGTTCGACTCGGTGCTCGCGCAAGCGAAGGACTCGGTGACTTCGGGTAGCGGCAGCGTGTTGTTCTCGATTCCCTTGGAGCGAGGCTGACCATGTGGGAGAAACTCGAATGGCTGCGGGCGCTGCTGCTCGACCTCGATGTCGTCAAGACATGCGAGATCGGACTTGAGGACGGCATCTCGCCCGCCGACTTCCCGATCGTCCGCATCGAACCCGAGACGTATGTCCTCGGGCGTCCCTATGGCTCAGAGACGGGCACGGTCAACATTGTCTTTGGCATGCCGTTCGCCGAGTCGCAAGGGCTGTCGGTCGTGCTGCGCAAGATGCACGAGATGAGGACCGAGTTGCTCGACGCGATGCGCGGGCAGTCTCAGGTGCGCGTCATTCGCACGGTCTGGTTCGAGCGGCGAGACGCAGTGCCCTACAAGCTGGCAGCGATCGTCGTCGAGCTTGGTGGCGCGCTCTAGTCGAGCGGCTCTCCTAGCAGCGTCGAGAGCTTGTAGTCGTCCGGGCGGTTTTCGTTGAGTATCTCGATCGGGTCTTCGCCCGACAGCACTCGCGCCAGCTTGTCCCTGCTGCCAGCGATGCGCGCTGCTGTGCGCTGATCCTCTGCAAAGGCATTGGTGAAGTATTTGTCCGCAGCGTCAGGGTCCAGCTTCGGCTTCTTCTTTGTGCTGAAAGGCAAGAGCATGCAGCGGCAGAAGGGATGCGCAGGCGGCAGAGGCGCGACCGCCTTCGGGTAGACCCCGCCGCCCAGCCGATACTGATCGACGCCAGCGAGGTAGTCGCAGATGTCCTCGCGGGGATGGTCGGGGCTTAGAGTCCACTGCAGGAACTTGATCTTCGGGTCGTTCTTGTATTGCTCGGCGAGGCGCTTCGCGTACTCGCGTCTGATCTCAGTCTCTACCAAGCGCTTCGCTTGGAATCTGATCTGCTCTTGGAACGCGACGCGCATCTTCGCATCGAGGATCGCTGCGCCCTTCGTTCGTTCGAGGTTCGTGATCTCCGCGAGGACGGATTGGTACTGCGCTCGCAACTGCTGTTCGTTCATGCCCGGCGCTTGAAGCTGCGCCAGCAACGCCTCGAAGTCGCGGCGCAGTTGCGGGATGGTGATCTTCAGCGGCAAGGTCACGGCTTGTACTCGCGAAGCAGCTTGTCCGCAGCAGCGCGCGCCGCATCGAACTGCTGTTCGCTCTGCTGTTCGAGTCCCTTGAGGACGGGCGGGATGTAGTCGCGGAACATCGCAAGGCGCTCGTCGATCAGCTTCGCGTCGGCAACGATGGGCGTAGCGTCGCCGCTGCCATCTTCCTTTGCGATCGCCTCCATCGTCTCGGCGAACACTTGCATGCCCACCGCGTTGAACTCTGCGAGCGCTTCCGCTGCTGCCCGCATCGTGCCCAGCGAGGCGCGCGTTGCTTGGAACTTCGCGTAGGCGTCTGCTGATGCCTTGTCGATCTTCGCGTCCGCTGCGTCGAGCAGTTCCTGTTCTCTCTCGGGTGTCATGGCTGTCCTATGTCGAAGGCAATCGAAGCGATGCGGTAGGCAGTCTTGCGCGAGATGTCGAAGCGCTCGGCGAGCGTGCGCGTGATGTCCGCGCGATTCGTTCCCTCACGCACGAGGCGAACAGCGAAGGCGAGCCGCCGCGCACGATCGATCGCCGCTGGGTCGACTGCGAGTAGGAGGGTGATGTCGATCACAGCCCGCGAACTTTGATCCCGCCGCCACCGATCGCTCGGGCTTGTATCAAGGGCTGCAACGCATACCTCGTCGCATCGATGTAATGGTTGTAGGCATCCACGATGTCCGGCAGGATGTCGCCGGTCAGGCGATCCGTCTTGTAGGAGTAGAGGCGCGTCTCCTTGATCGTCTCGCGACATCGAGGGTGGATCACGATCTCGCGGTATGCCCGAAGGTGTTGAATCCCGTCCTGCACGCTGTTCTGCCATTTCTTCACCGCCACCAAACTTGGTAGTCCGTTCCGCTGAAGGTAGGAGATCGTCTCGGGGCGCGCGCTGTCGCCTCGCATGATGTACCTTTCGACGCCCGGCAAGCGCTCGCGCATGAAGCGCGCGGTGTCGTCGAGTTCGAGTCCCACCTGTCCAGCTTCTTCCTCGATGTAGAGACGATCGCCATCGATCCAACTCTTCGTCGCTGCTGTCGGGTCTTGCGAGAAGCCCCAATCGATTCCGTAGTATGGGCCATCCCATGTTGGTGCTGGCGTGAACTCGTCGACGCGCACCTTGCCCGACAGCACTTGCGCCTTCGAGTTCGTGAGATACGCGCCCTCCCATACATGCGCGTAGGTCGCAGGGTCGAGGCGCTGCTGGTCATGCTGTCGCTGGCGCTCTAATACTTCCGTAAACCATGGGTTATGGTAGTAATGGCATTCCGCTACTAGCGCATCGGCAGGCGGGAACTTCCGCAGCAGCTTGTCCACGGGACTGCCGTCGCGTTCGGGATTCCAGATCGCCCAGACCTCGCTTTTCGGCGCGCGGATCGTTGGCAGCAAGTCGTCCCACGACTTCTCCGGCACTGCCTCTGCCTCTTCGACGATCACCAGATCGATCGCAGCCATCGAGCGAATGCTCGCCATGTTCTTACGCAAGCCTCTGAAGATGAACTCCGTCCCGTTGCGCCCGATGATGTAGGACTCCTTGACGTCATAGTGACGACGAAGCCAAGGGTGTTCAGTGATGACGCGATTCAGTTCCGCGTGGAAGCTCTCTCTGATCGACGCTTGGTATTCACGAGTGCCCAGCACGCGAAGGCGCTCTGCGAAGCCCCACGCCAGCGACATCAACGCGAAGGAGTAACTCTTGCCCGAGCCGCGCCCGCCCCATGCAGCGCGGAAGCGCGCATCGCCGCGAGGCGGAACGAAGATCGGGACGAGTTCGGGCGGGAGGTGTATCTGCGCCGTGATGGCAGCACGGTCGCTGGCGCCCATGCTCTACTTCTTGGGCTCTGGCATCTTGCCCGCAACGATCTCGATTCGCGTGGGCATGGCAATCTGCTGATCGTCGCTCGTGATGTCGAGGTGGCTTGTCTCGCGCCATTGCGCGCGGGTCTTCAGCCAGAACATGCAGGCGACGGTGTTGCCGTTCTTCGCTTGGTTGTAAAGCGTGTTGGCAATGGCTGCGTTCGCATCGATGCGCCCGAGGTCAAGCTCGCGCCGGTAGTAGCGGGTGAGCGTGTCGTGGCTGATCTCTAGCTTGGTCGCGATGTCCTCGAACCGCGTGCCCACTGCCGCGAGCGCTTGCACGAGGCGCTTGCTGTCAGTCGTCGGCTTGTGTCGAGGACGAGGCATTTATAAGTACGCAATTCAACGCGCGAATGGTGGCACATTGCCCTCGCGATACTGCTTCGCGGCTCTCGTGTGTCTCGACTTCTGCGAGGCGTTGCGCCGTCGGTCCTTGATCTTTTCCTTGCACACCCCGCAACATGTACTGCCCTCGTCGAACGCGCAGGCTCGCCGCCATCGCCCGCATCCGTAGCAGTAACGCTCGCCGTCCATCATCGGACTCCGATGTACTTGTGCGTCTGAATACTAACCCCCCACCCGCGTCTTGTGGCAGCGCTGACGCACAGGCGCGTGGCTGCGTTGCTCTGCGACAGGGGTTGGAGGTAGACGGGCACCTTCAGCTTGAAGCGTCGTCGGTTGTCAACGAATGCTTCGATGTCAGCGAGCTTACCTACGGGGAGCTTGATCTCGTCGGCGCGAATCCAATTGGTTTCGAGGACGCTGCGCCCGCCGGGCATGTTGAGCTTGGGCGAGAGCGTGAGCCAGTAGCCCTCCCGCATGGGCAGGCGATACGTCCCGCTGCTCTCGATCTGGACGTAAAAGCCCGCGCGGATGAGTTCGTCGAGCAGGGGGTCTAGGTCATAGATGCCCGGCTCGCCGCCCGTGATGACAACGTGGCGCGTGTCGGAGTCGTTGAGGACGTAGAGGATCGCGTCGACGATTCCAGCTGCGTCGAACTTCGCGAAGCGATCGGACGGGTCTTCGTCCTTCAAGAGGACGACGTTCCGCGTGACCTCGTTCTCTTCATCGATGCTCCACGTCCACTTTGTGTCGCACCACGGGCACCCGACATCGCAGCCCTGCAGGCGCACGAACACTGCCGCGCGCCCCGTCCAGCGTCCTTCTCCTTGAATCGTCAGGAAAATTTCATTGACCGGGTAGGATTGTTTCACGTGGAACCTCTATGCGAAGAGTTCGTCCATCGGACGCAGTTGATGCTGCTCGACGACGTAGCGCTCGCCGAGCCGGGGGAGGGTTCGCAAGTTCTCGGCGCGAAACACCTCGTCCGCTGACAGTTGCCCGACGACGCGATACGAGGGCAGCCTGCCCACGCACAGCACGAAGGCGTCGGGGCGCTGCTTGACCTTCCACGTCATCGCCATGAGGGGGGCATCGTCGCGCGAGCGCTGCTTGACGTCGATGCCCAGCCCGTAGCGGGTGATGACATCGAAGAGCGGATGCTCGCCGATCGTGAAGTCCGGGAAGACGTTGAGCAGCTTGGCGACTGCGAACTCTGCGCCAAACCCCTGCTTGTGGATCTCGTAGTCGCTCTCCGTCGACTGCTTGCAATTGGCGACGTTCGAGTTGGCGAGGTTGCGATGCTTCGCGATGAACTCGACGATCCTGACCTCGTAGGGTGTCAACGTGACGATCATCTCGAACTCCAAGTGGCGCTGCACTTGCGGGTCTCCCACACGGTTACGCTCGTGAGGTTGATCTCGGGCGGGAGCAGAAGGGGACCGAGATGCGTGCCAACGTAGGCGGCGAGGTTCTCGGCAGTCGGGTTGAAGGGCAGCACGACGACGGAGGGGTCGGCTTCGACTAGCGCATCGCGGCGCGGGTCGCCCGCGAAGATCAAGAAGCGGTGATCCCAGTTGTCTTCGAGCCACTGGCACAACGTCCACTTGATGACCGAGAAGTCGATCACCCTCCCGATCTCGTCAAGCGACCTCTCAGCCTCGCATGACAAGCGGAAGAGGTAG